CCTATGGCGGCGATTCATCCCACTACCCTAAAGAGGTTTGGTCGCAGTCTCGCTCCCTACGGTCGCTCGCTTTGCGACCAAACTTTCCTTCGGAAAGTAGGGGCTTTCTCGCCGCAAATCTTGTAAATCGTTATTTGACTTGGTGGAGATTCTGGCCATCCCAAGTCCAGAGGGCTTTGCCGCCCTTGCCGTAATAGGTGCGGCTGCTGGTATTGAAGTAATTTTCTTGAGGATTATCAGGTCTACCGTCCCCATCCATATCAATAGAAGTGCCATGAGGCACGCCAGAGGTTCTTAATCCGCCACGAACAGTGATTCCGGCATCCTGTAGGGCTTGAAGGAGCTTTAGTTCTTCTCTGGCGTCCCATGACCGCTTATTAGCCGCTTTTTTATAAGAAGAGGGTATTGCAGGTGGTTCTGGTGGTCCAAAATCACCTTGTTGTACCTTGCCACCTATACTTGGTGCTGGGGCGGGCATTTTATCAACAGTACGAACGTGTGGAACTGGTTCTTTTGGAGGCGGCATATCACCGCTGCCGCTCATACCCCAGAGTCCGGCTAATCCAGCACCGGCAAGTCCCAAACCACCCAGAACACGACGCTTAGTCTTGTCGAAAACTTCGACATATAATTCTGGGTCACGGGTTTCTAGCCATTCTTCAAAAGAAACAAGTTTTTGCATTATTTACCTTTTAATTTGCTGAGGGAGTCTTTGAATCTTTTTGTGGAGAGAAACTTTTTCAATCCTTCAAATTCTCCACCCTGCGGGGCACGACCAAGAATCTTGACAAATTCAGGATTCAATTTCTTGCCGCCTTGCCCGCCAACATAAGGTGTAATGTCGCTATCGTCGTGGTTCAAGAAAGCATCTACTTCTGGTCCGTGTGCTTTTGCCATTTGCATAAATTCACGAATTTTGCTCTTGGTTAGGCCACTTGGGGATTTTTTCATGTCATAGAACATTTCTGGATCGAACTTGTTCTTTGTACCCCATTGATACATTTGGACAAGGTGTGCAATGTCGTTTGCTTCTTGTTTGGACCAACCATTATCGACAAGGGCTTTCTTTATATCATCTGCCTTACCGTCCTTCATAACCCAAGCAGAAGCCATCCAGCGGTCGCCACGAAGACCTTCGGGCATATCCTCTTCATCAAAATCACCGCCCGGATAAACTTTGCCGAGAAGCCCCAAATTCTTGAACATCTTCAAGTATTTGCGAGGATCGCCATCTGGATTTTCCAAACCACTCAGGAATTCTTTGTGGATATGTTCGGGTGGCACATCTGCTAAATCTTTATGCTTAGCAATACATTCCTTGTGTTTTTCAGGAATCTTATCTGGGTCGCCGTATTTAGAAACCATTCTTGTGTATCGGAGAGCCGTAGAAGGGTCTTCAGACAAACGATCATCAAGTTTGTCGCCAACCGGAACAACTTCGCCACTCTTCAAGTGGTGGGCACCGCCATGTGGGTCGATAAGTTCGCTATTATCACCATCAGATGTTGTAAGGGGAATATACAAGGAATTGATAGTAAAGTCACGATTTTCTGCATCTTCTTCTACTGAGGAAGCAGGCTCGCCCTTTTCTGGGGTAACTCGACGGCTTTTTGGTCCTTTAGACATTGTGGCAAGCTCGAATTTTTCACCGTTAATTTCGACAGTAATTTCGAGTTCTTTGCCCTGCTTATCCCAACGAGAAGCGTAGAAAACTTTATTCTTTGTGCCGGGAGCGGGAAGTTTAGCATATCTCTCGTCACTAGAATAATCGCCTTCTCTTGGTTTGGTTTCTGTGAAACCATTCTCGTCATTACCCAGAATCATTCTCATTTCGCTGGGTGTGGCGTCGGTTACAAGGTCGTAATTTCGAGGGGTTTTGCCCTTCAAATGGTCACGAACAGCACCGCCGACCAAGTAAAGAACTTTCTTCTTTAATTGTGGTTCGACTTCGCCTTTATTTTTTTCAATAGTAGTGTAACCCACACCGATCTTGTCACTGCCCTCAAATGCTTTGATGAGCAGTCTCAAGTTCGGGTGAGTCGTCTTGTTTACAGTGAAAGGGCCAAATTCTTTTGAGCCTTCTTTTTTCTGTAGTTTGATCCTCGAAGTTACATTGTTGTTGACGGGTTTGCCGCCTGCTTCTTCTCGAAGATTGAAATATGTAGAAAATAAACCCTTCATATGACCTTTTTTCATGTATACCTTCCCCTTTGCTATTATTTAGACTTTCACCGCATTTTTTACGGTGGAGCCTGCCAGCCAAATCTAAATAGAAGATAACCACCTATTAGCATAATAGTTAACTTGAAAACTAAGTCGAAGAGTTTTGCCCAGCGACTTTCTTGGTTAGCAGTCCTCATATTTATGGACTCAACCCTCAAGTCCAACAGGTGAATTTTTTTCTTTATGTCTTCTATATCTTGCTTCGAGCCAGAGTTTTCCATAATAGCAACTCTTTGCTTAATGTCATGAATATCTGTTTTGCTGGACGCCACAACGGAGGTAACATCCCTAGATTCTAAAACAGTAACCCGATTGAGAATTTGTTGTTGGTTGTCAATCGCTTTATCTAGTTGTTGTTCTAAGTCTCCTTGACGTTCCACAAGCATTTTCACCCGTTCATCAATGCGGGAAGTCAGGTCAAATACCGACTTGATGGACTCATTTACGTTGTTGTAATGCTCCAATAAAACATCTGTGTCAGTTTTAGCCATGTTTCCCTGCTTCAGTGGTGTTCCCTTTGGTGTTGGTGGCATTTAACATACTTCCCATTTTCTTCAGTTCCTAAGTCTATATATTACATTATGGAATATTACATTATGGAAAAAGAGAACATAAAAGAACAAGCAAAAACTCTGAATCTGGAAGAAAACACAGAGCAAGTCGCTGAAATTATGCCATCTGAAGATGAATTCAGTGAACTACTTCCAAAAATGAATGTGGGACTTCCGGCTCCGACAGCGGGCAACGATGTTTCCAACTTGATTGGGGATCAAGAACTTCTGGACGGCTTCGATGAAGTAATCGGCTGGTTGCGTGAAGACCGCAGCCAAATTAACGAATTCATAGATAATATGGCAGACATGGTTATAAACGAGGGCGATGCAACCTCAGCCAGCAAAGAAGCTCTTGTCAATTTTGTGAAGATGAAAAGCGACTTGGCAGACAAGGCAGCAAAAATACTTGATTTGAAAACCAGAATAAAACTGAAAGAAAGAGATACATTCCCAAGATATTTGGCAGCATCTCAAAATAATACCATAAATATTGGTGGCCAAAGTTCGAGTCGAAGATCGTTAATAGAGGCAGTCAATAAAGCTAAGAAAAAGGGGCAACAATGAAAGATTACGCAATTGAAGAGTGGCTAGTCGAAGCCGATGGAATGATGCCGGGTGGTCAACCACCAATGGCTGGGCCGGGAATGCCACAAGCTCCGGGTGGTCCTGCTCCCGCTCCTGCTGCTCCACCGGGCGGTGATCCGAACGTATCCAATCAACCTCCACAAGAAATGGGCGGCGAGGCGGAAGAGAAAAACCCAAATGAAGATATGCCAGACATTTCTGGCGATCCTCAAGCTCCTGATATGCCAGAAGAAATGGACGAGCAGGATTTTGAGAGATGGAAAGATTCGTTTTTCAAAGAGTCTGTCAAAGGCGATGTTCAGAAATTGATTGACATGGTTGGTCAGGTGCGAGATTTGGATTTGGATTCTTATCCGAGAAAGTTCGTAGAAGACAACCTTCAAATTCTATTCTTGAGACAATATGCAAACATTGACAAGGCTTGCAAGGAAATTCGCAAGTTGGTTCGTGACGAACTCGACCAGAACAGCCCGGCTGTGTCTTTGGTAAATCACGTTACTAGCACAATGCAAAATATGCCAGAACTCAACAACATATTCATTAAATTGAAGGGCTTGTTGGGCATGAAAGGCGACTTACACCGCAAATTCTTTGCATCACTAATTGGTGGTGTGCAGGTAGGTAGTGGGGCCAATAATGAAGACGTTATTTACAATGAAAAAGACTTCTCCATCAGAATCTCTACTCGATTCAATGACAAGTGGGGCCGTACTGAACTTGGCAAATGGAGTCTGAAAGAAGATGACCCAGAAAGATATTTGACCGAGCCAGAACAAAGAAGATTAGATGAGGGTTCCCCAGAAGAGAAAGAAGTGCTTCGCAGAAGAATTGTAATGGAAAGCATTGCTGAAACTTTCCGCAAGAGAGCTTTTGTAATCAACGTCACAGACAAAGATGGAACTATTTACACTTTGGGTTGGGACTTAACGACTTCTTTGCGTGCTGCATATACCGATGGCAAATTGGTTGTTCGCACCATGCAGTCAGAAAACTCCGAAGCCATGATTGATGACGATGGGGCTATCATCCCATTTGTCGATTTGAAAATCAAGTTTGTGAAAGAAACCGGCGAAGTGGACGAAGACGGCAAGCCGCAGAAAGAGGAACACGATTTCTTAGAGAGAATCGACGGCATTCTATTCTTGACGGCTCAACAGAATATCTTGAAAGAAGCGGCAACATCCTTCCAAGGAATTGTATGGAAGGAAACTCCTTATACGGGCAATCCAAGTGATCTTCGTATATTGCAGCGTTGCGTACCTAACGCCCCAGAAATTCTAACAAGGTCTTGCTAATGAAACAGTTTTTAGAATTTATCGACAGACGCCAGAGAGAAGCTATTCGGCATCTCAAGCTGGTAGAAAAAATGCTCAAGAAAAACGGAATGGAAGTTAAGTCCTTTCTGGAAGAGGAAGAACCGTACATATTCGTAAAAGCCACCGAAGACCTAAGTTTTGAAGGCATAAGAATCTACGAAATTGGCAACGAACTGGCTTATCGAGTACAAAAGGAAGCGGAGACACATCCATATGGAACAGCTTATTCGTTGAACCTAGAAGATATGTTTAGCGATTTCATGAGCGACAACATCAATGAAGATCAGGCTGCGAGAAAAGTTATGGAAAGCACCGCCAAAGAACTCAAGAAGTTCTTCAAGAAGACTGCTGAGGCAGAGCAAGAACTAGGCGGTAGTTTGCAAATGCCCGGAAACAACTACATTCTTAGAACGGGTGGTTCCGATTATTCGAGTCTGGTACTAAACAAGATGTAATTATGAACTTTATAGAATGGCTACAACTGGATGAAATCCGAATGAAGGGCTTACACAGGATGTTCAAACAAGAACATCCTGACATGCCTCGTTATGTTCAGAATGATCTTTATACCAGCCGTATTGCCCATAGTTTCAATAAAAGTCTGAAAGCAACTTCTCCCAATAATGGAAAAACCTCTCCCAATGGGAGCGGCATCAAACTAACTGCTAGTTCTCCATCAGAAATCTTCAACAAATCAGGATTGAAAGATGTTACTTGGAACAAAAACCCAGAATTTTTGAAAGGTAATTGGGGCAAAATTGATGGAGTAACGCCCAAAGATTTCGATCAGGACACCCAATGGCGAATGCTTGATAGAAGATTTGGAATGAGGGAAGAAAAACAAATTAGAAACGATTTGGCTCGAACCACCAAACAAAAAGAGTTGATGTTACAACGAGGGCAAGATAACGAACCAGTTTGTGTAATATCAACAATTAAAGGATATAGACTATTAGAAGGGTGGCACAGAACCATGAATTATTTGCTACAAGGTGTGCCATCCGATCAACTGGAAATATTGAAAAGTGGTTATTTGAAAGATATAGATTTCAATACATGGAAACCAGTTAGAATTAAGGGTTAAGAACAGTTGAACCGAAATCTGAGGAAATCTAGGGAAACCTGTAGATAAATCTTTACCAAAAGCCAGATTTCAGTATGAAAAATGCGGGTATACCCACTATATCAAGGTATGCTCGTCGTGGAACGCCACTATATCACCGGCACTGAGGAAATCGTCCGGCTCTGCAAAACCAGTAAGGAATTGTACAACCGATGCACGTTCCTCATGCGTCAGGCATGGTTCGGCGGTCATCCTCTGCCAGACATCAACCAACTTGTTCAGGAGACACAAGGCGAAGAATGCTTCAAGAACTTGCACAACACCAAGACAGCCAAGCAGACTGTCCGCAAGGTCTTGACTGACTGGAGCAATTTCAAGAAAGCACGCAAAGCCTACGAGAAAGACCCAAGCAAGTTTGTGAGACAACCGAAACCTCCGTACTACAAGGACAAGCTGGCTCAAGTGATTTTCTACAACGAGACGGTTAAGAAGAAGCCACTCAAGTTAGGGATTGTGATGCCCACCAACGACCTGTTCTCGGTGAACAGCAGTCGTGACTTCAAGCAAGTAGTGGTGACTCCCAAGACCTTTGGTTTCATGGTAGAAATTCAGTATGAGCGTCCCAACGAGAAGGAGAAGGTCAGCAAGGACAAGATCGCTTGCGTAGATTTGGGCGTGAACAACCTGTGTACGATAGCCTCAGACCAACTGGAAAGACCCATATTGGTCAACGGTCGTATCATCAAGGCACACAACCAGTTATACAACAAGCGTCCGAGTCAGAAAGCCAGCAAGAAGAGGTACTTCCGCATTGAAAACTACTTCCACCATACGAGTAGGTTCATCGTTCAAGCCTGTCTCAAGCATGGTATCGGTCGCCTCATAATTGGAAAGAACGATGGATGGAAACAGGAAGTTAAGATGCGTCAACCGCAGAAGCAGAACTTCCAGTACATCCCGTTCTACAACCTACTCCAGAAGATTAGGTACAAGGCAGAGGCGGTCGGGATTGAGGTTGTGTTCACGGAAGAGGCGTATACCTCGCAGTCTAGTTTTCTTGACCGTGATCCACTTCCTGCTTACGAGAAAGGCGTGAGCCATAAGTTCTCTGGTGATCGCAAGCATCGTGGTCTATACGTCAGCAGCGACAAGTACGCCCTAAATGCTGACGTGAACGGAAGCCTGAACATTGGGCGAAAAGTAGTCCCTGAGTTCTCGTTGAGAATAGGGGATAGGAGCCTAGCCGCAAGGCCAGTACGGATTGACCCTACAAAAGTTCGGTGCGTATAACGGCACTGGACTGGTCAATTCGTCAAACCCAGATTTCCCTAGATTTCTGGGAACGGTTGAACGTCGAGAAAGAACATGATGGAAAGATGGGTCGAGATGTAGATGTAGTCGGATCAAAAGCTGATCTTTTGAAGATCGTAATTGCTCACTTACGAGAAGACCCGCAGTATTATACAAAATTGAAAAATATGGAGCGAGGCGAATAAATACTGTGTACCCATAATCTCAAGGAGCCTCAAACTGGGTGGAAACCCATGAAAATCCGAAAGGAAATTCAAGGCTCTGAGACTGAGACGGACTAAGCGAAGCAGTTTTCGTGAACAACCGTCTACGTTAGCCGACACCAAAGAACTTCGGGATGTGTCCAGTCCTGAACAATTCGTCGGCAACTTTGTCGAGGACAACAATATCCCGAAAGGAGAATGCACTTAAATGAGCATTGTTTTTGTAGTAGACAGTGAAGGACAACCACTCCTGCCCACACATCCAGTCAGAGCAAGAAAACTGCTCAAGGAAGGGCGTGCAACGGTCAAACAGGTGGTTCCTTTCACCATCCAATTGAACCGGAAAGTAGACAGGCCAGTTGGGTCGTTTGAAGTAGGCGTGGACGAGGGAGCCAAGCACGTTGGTATCGCCATCAAGAACACGCATACCAATGAAGTCGTGTTTCATGCCCAACTCGACCATCGGCAGGACGTGAGCGGTAAGGTTGAGCAAAGGCGAGAACTACGACGTGCCAGAAGACAACGACTGCGATGCCGACCACCACGGTTCAACAACCGTATTCGGTCCAAGATCGTTCCAAGCATACGTCAGAGGAAAGACGCTATCTTGCGTGTGGTCAAGGACTTAGGCAAACGCCTGAAACTGGTGAAAGTGAAAGTCGAGGAAGTAGCGTTCAACCATGCGGTTCATGCCTACGGCAAGTTCTTCTCGCTGGTTGAGATCGGCAAGAAGTACCTGCGAGAACAGATACAAAAGCTGGGTTTGGTGTATGAGGCAACCTTCGGCTATATCACTAAAGCGAGCCGGTTAAAGTTGGGCTTGAGCAAGAGGCACAGCCATGACGCTTGTGCCATCGTGGAAAGCAATGAATTGAGAGGGCTTGAGTATTACATCAAGCCTCGCAGGACGAAGGTGTGGGAAGCAAACCCGACCAAGACTTGTACAGAGAAGAATGGTTTTCGCCATTACGATTTAGTGAAATCCAGTCGTGGTGGGAGAACTGTGGTTGGCTCGGTGCGTAGCCTGAAAGCCAACCAAATCGCTTTGCGGACTAAAGGCGACGACAACTACTTGGTGTCGTACAGCAAGAGTCGATTGTTGTGCCGGTTTGCGGGGTTGATCTATTCGTGGTGATTTTCATGGGTTTCAGAAAACAGGTTCACATGATTTGGTATGTAGTAGCGTTCGGTGCCGGTTTGCTCGTAGGATGGAATTTCCTACCTCAACCACAAGTTGTTAAAGATTTCATGGACAAAATTCTTGGCAAAAACAAGTAAGGAGGCTTAATGGGCGACGAATCACCACATTATTCTTTTAATGACATGATTCGCCTAATTGTTGCTTTCTTTATCCCACCGTTGGGAGTAGCTTTGCAAGTTGGTTTGGGAATGCACTTTTGGCTCAACATTGTGTTGACGCTCTTTGGTTATTTCCCCGGACTTATTCATGCATTCTATGTAATTCTTAAAGAAAGAGACTAATTATGCAGAAATTTGTAGAATGGTTAAACAAATTTAAGTATAGACTAGCCGGATTCGGCACAATCGGCTTGATACTTTGGTTTGTAATCAAAATAATTATTTGTGCCACTTGCGGAATATGCATTCCGTAAGAATTGAATGAACAGAAAAAGCCACTCAACCTTGAGTGGCTTTTTCGTTTTGATCCCAGAATTTGTCGGCATTCCGAAGTGCCTGCTCCATGTTTTTGGCACCGACCGAATTTTTGGAATGCACAGCCCATACAAGCCGGGGAATATTCCCGTGAAAGGCTTGTTCTTCAATCCACTTGGCAACATCCATGCCTGTACCAGCGGACGGCGGACCAAGATCGTGGTCGAGAGAAACCGATTCCACTGTCCCCAACTTCAAATAGTTGATGGCGACAGCGGCGGTCTTTGCCCAAATTTCATTACCTTCTGCCCCAAACCAATCTTGGATTTTGGGGTCACGGGGATCACGTTCGTCATCAAGCCACAGTTTCATTCGTTTGCTCTGCCGGTGTTGTGGGAAGGTTCTTCCCACAAGAACTACAAGTATTAGGCCACCAACCCTGATCGTCGCCTCGGACGTTTGAACCACAATGGATGCAGCAAGTTGTATCTGTGCGGCTCCATCGGGGAGTCAAAATTCCAATTAGTGTGTGATACAGCTTGTTGATTTTGGCATGAATGCCACGGAATTTGTGGCTACAGGCGTCACAAGAATAAACGTAGTAAAGACTGTAGCTTCCTACATCTTTCTGGTGATTGCACTTGGGACAGTAAAGCCACATGGTTTTTGCCTTTCGTTGGTCCCCCTCCGCAGAAGATACGGGTATCTTTCGGGTACTCCCACTTATTCTACCCCACAATTTGCCCGTTGTAAATCTAAATAACTCCATGAACGAGAATCTTTTCACCCCTGCACAATTTGGACAAACCCCTTACGGGCCAAGACTTCCGGCAAATCAGTACGGCCCGATCTATGGCCACATGACCCAAACGATCACAAAGGGCAGTCTGGTGAGTTTCAATTACACGTTTCACAAGCCCGGTCACGATCCGTATCCGTTGGTGTTGATAACCGACATTTGGCAGAATTATATTCGTGGAGTGAATATGCACTATCTGACATTCCCAGATATTAAAAGGTTGTTGCAGCCAAACTGCAACAATCTAGGCTTTTCTTACTCTAACATTAAGGGAGATGAATATATAGTTTCAGCCTTCCGCCAATACAAAAGACGTGGCATAAGGCAAATTAGAAAACTAGATTGTGCCTTCCTGTTAAATGTTCTCGCCTCGGTTCGATCCCTGAACCCGTCAGAAGTGGACGCAATTCGTCGTTCTGTTCGTGAACAAATCCAACGCTTGACTAATCCTGCTGCCGCTGCAACCCCAGAGCAACCAACTGGTGTTAATACCGGAAATTTGCAAGGATTAAGCTAAATTAGTGTAAATAACAATAAGGGACTCTCTTTTATCAATAAGATGTAATTTTCGTAGGTGTAAATGGCTCAATTATACGATGATTTGGGAAGATTAGTAGAAGGACAAAAGACTGCCAATCTTTCCTTGCAAGAAATCAAGGGTTTAATAGCCGCCTCTGCTAAAAAAGCTGTGGGCGATGCGAAGCCTTTTGCTAAAGGTGGCGATGCTGCTGCGCCTAATGATAAATTAGTCAAACTATTCGAGACATACACAAAAGACTTTAAAGATTCCGTGAAAGAACAAAAAGACTATTTGAAACAAATGGTCGATGTTCTCAAAGAAATAGCTGAAAACAAAAACGAGAAAAAAGAAAAGAAACCAGAGAAAGCTCCCGCCAAAGACAAGAATGCCCCTAAACCTTCTGTTTGGAAGAGCATGGAAAATCTTGCGAAGCAAGGTTTGAAGAAACACTCTATCGGCGTTCACGACACTCACTGTGAAGGTGTGTTGAACAAAATTTACACAACTTTACAAGATATAGCAAAAGGTGCTGGCGGGAAGGCGGCAGCAGGAGCGGGCGGTGGTGGCAAAGGTGGAAAAGGCGGCGGGAGTGCAGCACCCGCAGGTGGTGGCGCTGGTGGCGGCGGTGGCGGTGGTGCCGCTGCTGTAGAAGCTGAGGATAGAGCAAAAGCGGCACGAGCCGAAATGACTCAGCTTTCTATAACCAGAATTAGAGAAACAGCCCTAAAGTCTATTCTGGGGACAATACAAGATCAGATACTTGGATTTGATGTAATGAGTCAGGTTCTGGATGGGGTATTGGACAAGGAAAGAAAATTTGTCCAAGATGCTCGTAAGCTATCCTATGAAATTGAGGGTGCCACACAGGGTTCCAAGGAATTGATGCGAACCTTTGAAGATATTGGCAAAACCTCGAAGCTAACAGGTAAAACAAGACAGCAATTCATTGATCGTTACACCAAGACTGTGAAGATGGGTCTTAAAGACCTAAAGAAAGCTCACGCAATTACTGTTGCTCAACTTAACACAGAAGAACAATTGGGAATGGAAGCTGGGGCTTTGGGCGACACATTTGTGGATTGGGCACGAGGTTTGAAGTTCAGTGAAGGGCAAATAGGTGATATGGGTCGTGGCATGAGAGACATTGCCAGATTCACTGGAATGACAGGCGAAGCTCTCGAAGAAGTAGTAAAGAGCAGCCAGACCTACATTGATAATTTGAAACTTGCCGGTACAGCGACAGCAGCACAGGTTAAAAACATAATTGAACTATCTGCCAACTTCAAGAGAGTAGGCATTGATGGCGGCAAATTGATGGACGCTATGACTAGCACCAATAAGTTGTTGTCGGCAAATGCTTCCACATTCTCCTTGCTTGCTAAAGCAGCGGGTCAAGCGGGAGTTTATGCACAACTATTCAATGGCACATTGCTACAAAACAAGGCGGCAATGAAGGGCATGAACCGAGAGTTTATGCGAACATTGAACCAGTTTGGTGTAGCTGGAAATAGTGTAGAGGAATTAAGACAGAATTGGAACCAGCTAACCGACGATGCAAAGGCCAGAATCAACATCCAGTTGAAAGCAGCATTTGATGTAGAGGCTGGCGAGTTGATGGGAACGATTGAGGCGTTTGAGAACACAAGCCAGACTCTTGCCGACAAACTAGCAAATGTAAACAAGAAACTTCAACAGAATTTGACATTGGAAGAAAAGGCGTTAGTTCTTGAAGAACAAAGAAAACTCAAATTAAGTGCTTCAATGGGTGCATTGACCGCTTTGGATGAAGCGGCCAAGGGCGCTAAGAGTATGGGCGATGCGCTTGCCAAGTTCGGCACCAGACGAGGCGAATTTGAAGCTGACATGAATGCTCTCGGTGTTGCATGGACAAATGAAGCCGATGTAGCAAAGGGAGCTATCCAAAGTGCAATGGATAGTGTGAACAAGGGCTTAAAGGCTGCTGGCAAGCAAGAATTGTCAATTGATTCTAGCGAAATCGAAAAAGCTCTTAAAGACCCAGCCGCATTCAGAGAACTAACGGCAAAGATAACTAAGGCTGAGCAAGAAGCCAACACTGCCGCTAAAGCACAACTTGATCCTTTAAGTTCTGCTGCACAAACTCTCAAAGAAATAAATGACACTCTAAGAAATTTTGCTAATGCTGGATTTAGCGCCATATTTGATTCAATGATTGGCAAGTTAATTATTTGGCTTGCAGTCATTGCCGGGGCCGTGCTGGGCATTTGGAAGATTTGGAATGAAATTCAGCAACTAGGCGAATTTGTGAAACAGGCTCTTGATCCTGCAAAATATGCCCGTGAGTTTGATTCTCTATGGGGTGCTGGGTTTAAAGCAGAAAAAGACGCCGCAGAAGCTGCTACTCACTCTGGCTCCATTTATACTCACGATATTCACATCGAAAAAATAATGGGTGAAGTAGCTGGTTTGCTTGCACAAATCAAATCCTGTATTTGCTCTTTGAATCAAAACCCAACTAATGCTGCTACTCCTGCTCCCGCTGCCGCCGCAAGCCAAAGTGAGGCAAAACCAACCGCAGTAGAGAAGAGCATTCGTCGTCATCAAGAAAAGCAGATGAAGATAGAGAAGCGGGAGAACAAGCTAAAATCTGCAAATATCAAACAAGAAAGCAAGAATATTCAGGCAGAAAAAGCCCTCAAAGCAAAAGATATGAAGCAAGAAGCTCCTGCGGGAGATTTCGACGCTGGGATTTTGAGCAAGTTGGGCGGCGATATGGCCAAGAACGCCGCAGCTATCGCAATTCTTGCTGTAGGCGTTATGGCTTTGGGCGCTGCAATCATCTTCTTGGGCAAGAAGATTCTTGACTTCCTTGGTTTGGATATGGCAACAGTAATGCAAACGGCAGGCACTATTGCCGCTGTTGTAGCCGCTGGTGCCGCAATTGCTGCCGCTGGTATCGGGGTTTATAAACTTCTCGAAACCAAGGAATCTAAGGAATTTGTAGAAGGGGCCAAAACAAGTTACACAGATGTTTTGAAAGCTGTCGGGGCTATTTTGATAATTGGCCCGGCATTAGTAGTGCTAGGAGCAGCACTTGTTTGGTTGTGCCAAAAAGTAATTAACGCTTTCGGGCTTGATATATCAACTGTTGCTGAAACAGCAGCAACCATTGCGGCAATCGCAGTAGCGGCTGGCGGTATTGCTTATGGCGTAAATGAAGCTGTAGAAGCATTAGATGAATTTAAAGATAGTCCTTTATTCCAAAACCCATCTAAAATAATCATGCCTATGCTCAAGGGAGCGGCAGCACTTCTGATTCTTGCACCAGCAATTGTTTTGTTGGCCAGTGCAATTGTATGGATGAGCCAAAAGATTCTGGGAGCATTTGGTCTTGATGCATCAACAGCAGCAAAAGTTGCTATGGATGTTGGTGCAATTCTTATTGCCGCTGGTGTAATTGCTCTAGGGGTAATGGGTGCGGCATATGGTTTGGCTGCATTGGGCACATTGGTTACAGGATTAGGCGAATTTACAGGCGGCATCGGACTTGGTGCGGCGATTGTGTTGATGGGCAAGGGTGCCTTAGCTCTGTTGTTATTGACGCCAGCCATTTTGTTGCTTGGCATAGCTATTGTGAAAATGGCTCAGGGCTTAATGTCTGTAACAGGTGTCGATTTGGGCGTAGCGGCTGAAATCGCCAAAAATGTGGCAGGAGTATTGGGAGCGGCGGCAGTTATTGCTGGTGCATGTATACTATCAGCATATGCGTTGGCACAACTAGGCATATGGTTGGGATCGCCCGCAGCAGTGGGAATGGTGCCATTGATATGGTCGGGGGCAAAAGCAATATTGATTTTGATTCCAGCAATGATGTTGATGGCGACAGCAATCTTGTTGCTCGGTCAAGCAATGCAAAAAGCATCGGGGCTGGATTTAAATGAAGCTAAAAAGATCGCAGAGAATGTTGCTGGAATAATAGGAGCAGCAGGCGTAATAGCCGGTGCCTGCTTAGGTGCAGCGGCTGCTTTGAGTCTTTTGGGTCTTGCTATGACCACTGGAACATTCTGGTGGATGGCCGTGTTAATGATACCGGGGGCGGCGGCACTTGCTGTACTCACGCCAGCCATGATTAAGATGGCCCAAGTCATAATTGAAATGGCCCAAGGACTTATGAAGGGTGGAATTGACCCTTCAACAGCGGCGGGAGTTGCAGAAAATGTTTCAAAACTAATTGAAGCATCTGGCAGTATTGCAAAGTCTGTACTAGAAGGTGCAGGGTTTATGGCTCTATTGGGAGCCTTGGTCTTCTCGCCTCTAGCATGGATTATGGTTGGCTTAATGTTCTTGGGGGCCAAAGCATTCCAAGCGTTGGCACCAGCAATTCTTAGAATGACAATGGCAATAGTCATGTTAGGTCAAGCTGCTGTCGCAGCAGCGGGTGGGGTCGGCAAACTAGATGCCACAATCGCTGGTGTGAAGAAGATTAGCGAAGCTATCACGGCTGTTTCTGAAATATTCACAACTCTATATGACAAGATTGTTCCGCTGACGAGCCAATCTTGGTGGTCATTCTTTAGATTCTCTTCGACAATTCAAGTAATTGAAAAAGCAATTCCAGAGTTTGCGGCGAGCTTTAAGACAATTACCAACTTTGTAAGAGATGGCATTATCATCCCTCTTCGTCAGTTTGGCAAAGAAGGCAAGAGATTGATTCAAGCCACCAAGACCGCCAAATTGGTAAGAGACGCAATTGTAGCTGCTGGCGATATTATGACAACAATTGAAAAAGTTGTTGTCCCGATGGCAACCAAATCTTGGTACAACGTATTCGGCAGCACAACCCTAGAAAAACTAGACAAGGCTGTGCCGAAGTTCCAGAAGAGCTTCAACTCCATCATTAACTTTGTGAAAGAAGGTGTTGTTGGTCCGGTTAATTCTGCATTTAGAAACCTCAAGAAATTAAGCCAAGCAACAAGCGTTGCCAAAGCGATTGCATCTGTAATCGGTGCCGTAGGCCCGATGATGGATTCCATCACGAAGGTTGTTCTTGATCTTTGTGAACGCCCCAGCTTCTTGCTTATCTTCTCTGGAAGATCGAAGGCCGAGAAACTAGAAGAAGCAATGCCGCAATTCCAAGCTACTTTTGAAAAAGTAGTTAAGTTTGTAAAAGAAGGTGTTGTTGGACCAGTTGTAAGTGCTTTCAGAAATCTCAAGAAAGTGAATTCAGCAATTGCAGTTGCCAAAGGCATAGCGGAATCTGTAGCGGCAATTGCCAATGTAGTAGATGTTTTGGCAAACAAGATTACGCCGATGACAGAAAGAGGCGGTTGGTGGGCCAGAAACTTCGGTGATGCACGATCCAAGATGGACAAGATCGAAGGCATGATACCGGACTTCCGCCGTGTATTCGCCATCATGGTCAACTTCTTGAAAGACAGTTTAATCGGCATTGTAGTAGCCGCTTTCCCGAACCTGCAAGCAGTCAATGGAGTATTGCCAATTGTAGAAGGGGTGGGTAAAGCTGTTGCTGCAATTGCAGAAATGATGGATGCATTAGTAAACAAACTAGCACCAATGGCTCAGAGAGGCGGTTGGTGGGCTAGAAACTTTGGCGATGCTCGTTCCCCGCTTGAAAAACTAGAAGCGGCAAAGCCCGATATTGAAAGATCATTCTTGTCGATTGTTAACTTCATTCGTGGACTTATGGGAAGTGTGCAAGCCGCTTTCCCAGACCTACAGAGAGCAGAAGCTGCAATCAACACAATCAAGAAGGTTGGTGAAGCCTTAACCGCTGTTCAAGAAATAATGGAAACATTCCAAGAAATATCGAGAACGGTAAATCCTTGGGGTGCAATGTCAGCGATCTTTGGAGATATATTCGGCAAGGTAAGTCCTCTCGAAGCAGCAATTCCACAAATACAGCAAACCTTTATGGCGATCACAAAGTTCGTCAAAGAGGGCATCGTACAGCCTGTATCGGCAATGAATGTAGGTGGTCTTGCCAAGGCAGTTCAGAAGTTGAAACTAATGTCTCAGGCGATGGAATTGATGGAAGACATGGTAAATTCTGTGCAAGGCATGATGGGCCTTACACAAGGAAGTAGCACAACGACAACCACTGGTATGTTGTGGTGGAAGAAGACTGTGACAACAGTTGTCCAGCCAATGACTACACAAATGCAAGCTGCAATCCCGGCCATTCGTCAAACATTTGCAGCAATTGTTGACTTCGTTAAAGATGGCATCGTTGCTCCAATTGAACCTCTCAAGACAATAAACTTGAAGGGGACCGTCAAGACCATGATTATGGCCGAGAAAGCAATTAGCTTGGTTCCAGAAATCATTGGTGGATTGAACGACGCTATGAACGAACTGCTGGCTTTTACGAACAGCAAGTTCACGAAGAGCGGAGCTATGAATACAGAAATCGCCGCTCGCTACAAGGGTTGGTTTGAGTGGATTGCCTACTTCGTAAGAGAGGGAATTGTCAAGCCAATGGAAGGTATTGGCGACGTAGGAATGTTGAAGGTTGTAGCCAAGAGAATGCATTGGGCTGCGAAGATTTTGGATGCAACTCCAACCATTATTGATGGATTGATCGAGGCAATGGATGGAATCCTAGAGTTAGGACAAGACAAATTCACAAGCAGCGGAGCCAAAAACACACAAATCGCCGCCAGCTACAAGGGTTGGTTCGAGTGGGTTGCCTACTTTGTAAGAGAAGCGATTGTCAAACCAATGGGCAACATTGGCGAAGTTGGTGAACTAAAGAATGTTGGCAAGAAAATGATCTGGGCGGCTAAGATTTTGGATTCTTTCCCGAAGATTGTAACTGGCCTGAATAATTCAATGGATGCGGTAAATGCTCTAGCCGCTGGCAAGTTCTTGACAACCAAAGAAGACAATACAAAGATCGCCAACAATTATCGTGGTTGGTTCGAGTGGGTAGCTTACTTTGTAAGAGCGGCAATTATTGAGCCAGCCAAGGGCTTAGGCGAAGTTCGTGAGTTACAAACTGTAGCCAAAATTATGTGTGCAGCAGCCAACATTCTAATTGCCTTCCCTAAGATTGTGCGTGGCTTGAATGGCTCAATGGATGCTGTTAACGAATTAGCGGCTGGCAAGTTCTTGACAACAAGAGAACAAAACACAGCAATTGCCGCCCGTTACAAGGGTTGGTTCGAGTGGGTAGCTTACTTTGTGAGAACCGCAATTATCGAACCGGCCAAGGGCTTGGGCGATGTGCAAGAATTAGCAGTAACAGCCAAGGCAATAACTTATGCAGAGAAAATCCTGACTGCAACGCCGAGAGTCATCATTGGGCTTGGCAAAGCAATGGATGAAATAAACAACCTTGCCGAAGATAAATTCACAAGCAGTGGTTCTAAAAACACACAAATCGCAGCCCGTTATCGGGGTTGGTTCGAGTGGGTAGCTTACTTCGTCCGGGTAGCTCTTGTTGAGCCAGTTCTCACAGAATTCCCAGACATTAAGAAATTGATGGATGCTTCGAGAATCATTTCGGCTATGCAAAGAATCATAGCTGCGGTTCCAAAAATCATCATTGGATTGTCTCAGACAATGGGATTGATGAGTGGTGCCAGTGGCTATCTCGATGACGATTTCCCAATGGACAAGATTATGATGTACAAAGACCGATTTGCGGTCTGGTTCAGAAGAATCGCTGTCTTCTTGAGAGATGGTATCGTAGACCCAATTTTGACAGAAATCCCAGAGCCAAAGACAATTTTGTTGGCCCAAAGAATATTGACGGCAATGAATGCAATTATCAGAACTGTGCCCAACATTATTCGGGGCACAGCAGCCGCAATGGGCTTAATGAGTGGTTCGAGCCAATATTTGGACGAAGATTTCCCAATGGACAAGATCATGATGTATAAGAATACATTTGCGGTCTGGTTCAGAAATGTAGCGGCATTTATTCGTGATGGTATAGTAGACCCAATTTTAACAGAACTGCCTGAGCCAAAGACAATTTTGTTAGCCCAAAGAATATTGACGGCAATGAATGCCATCATCAGCCGCTTGCCGGTTATGATTCGCAACCTATCCAGAATGTTCATGCCGATGAATCCAAATGATTGTATCGCAGATTCGCCAATTGCAATGTTGGCGGCTGGGGTGGAACAATTTAAGGCGTGGTTCAGAAGTATCACCAGCTTCTTGAGAGAGGGTATTATTTGGCCAATTATCGAATCTCTACCAACAGAAGAAGAAATTGCAGCGGCAGAAGCCAATTTGGGCGTAACAGTTGAAATCCTTAAAGCTGTACCACCGTTTATTCAGAAATTGGCGGGAGCCGTAATGGATTTGGTGGGCGTAATAATGGGCCAGCCGTTCTTGGGAGCCTTCACGCAATATGCCGCCACTTGGTTTGGTGGAATTGCAACATCTTTGAATACGGGAATTATTTCCCCAATCAGAATGATGCCGTCTTCCGACGAACTTGACGAAGTTAATGCACAACTTACTTCTCTGGGTGATATTGTGAGAAAGACCACAGAAGTGTGCAATACAATAGCAGAATCTATCGGACCATTGGTAAGTGGTTGGTGGTGGTTCTCTCCAATAGCAAGCATTGGTGGTCAAGCATCGAAGTTTGCTTACTATTGGGACGGTATCTCGAAGGTACTTAATGAAGGCATCATAACGCCAATCAAGAAGAACTTGCCAGCTTCTGCCGAGATTGAAGAAGCGGCAAAGAGAATTAACTCTTTGGCTGATGTTTTGGCGGGCCTCAAGAATTCTCTCGATATGCTTGCACAGATTATGCAAGAACTTCAGGGAATGAATATTGATATGGAAATGCTGAAGGCACTGCCAATCGCAGAGTTGGCTGCACTCGGTATGGGTGGCAAGATGGGTCAGGCAAATACAGGAGCGGCAGCAGGGGGCGAAGCTGTGAATGGATCGACACCTACAGAAAAGGTTCAAGACGAGAAAACAGCAAGAAAAGAGCAAGAAGCATCCACATCCATGTCGAAGGATATGGACCAATTCATGATTACAGCCATCACTCCGGGTAATGGTTTGTATGTAACTGATTTGGCCTTAATTCAAACCTTAAAGGAGATATTCAAAGATGGTATTGAAGTATCCACACAAGTAGAAGCTAAAGTCTCTGAACAAAACAAACAAGAAAGTAAAACACTATCAGCAGAAGAACTCAAGAAATTGGCCGAGAAAAAAAGCACAACTCCAACTGGTCCGCTTTCACAAGCTAGAGCAAATGCTCTAGGAACTAATCAAGGGGCAGGAGTTCTATCCGGTGCAATGCCACGGGGTTCTGTACGCCCTGCGATGGATCGTGCAAGTGGCGGACTCAACCCAGCAGTTGTAATGCCTCGTGGACAAACGACACCAGAAGAAAGAATGCGGAGAATGGGTGCAGCCGCAGATCGTACTGGTGCTACCGGCGTTAACCCCTACACACAAAGAAGAGATAGACTTGCTTCTCAAAGAGCGTCCCAGCGAAGTGCAGAAACACAGGCTATCGAAACGGCTCAAAGCAGAATCGCTCAACAAGCCCAGCGAGCTACCGGAGCGGTCGGTGCAGAAACAACAACTGCCAGACCGACAACTCCAACAGCGAGTGCGGTGCCACCTGTAAGTGATGTACACTCTCAAGTAAGACAAAATTCGGCCTCTACAGAACCTGCAACAACTCAGGTAAATTCGCCAGAATTAAGCGAAATCGCAGCAGCGGCATCAGAAGAAACAGAACTAAGCAAACAAATGGTTACTCTGTTAGAGCAGATGCTCAAGCTGTTTAAGGGAGGGAGTTCTCAGGCCGGGAATAGCGGTGGAGGAGGCCAAAGCACATTGGCGAACAATATAGTTCAGAAGCCAAACAACTATTACAGATGGCCGACTGGAAACCAATTCCAGCAGGGGGCAAAACAAGTATTAAACCTCGGAGCAGGCATCGTATAAATTAGGAGAAATAAATGAAAGCTACACTACCAAATGGTGCGCTTAGGCCGCTAGATGATTGTTACATTACCAGTTTCGATATTGGTTTAGATTTAAAAATGAAGATTTTACCAGATATATCAGACAGCAAATCAGCCAATTATGCTGATGAAACTGCTATTGGTCGATCTTTTCCAATTAAAAACTATTCGTATTCTGAAAATAGGAGTATATCTTGGACAGTTCACTTTATGGTCTGTCAAGAAGGGGATCAAGAAGATATAATGGATAATCTGAGAATGTTAGAGGCTTGTGTATATCCAACTCAAGATGAAACTCCATATGCTCCGCCGCCGCTCTGTCATATTAAATGCGGAGATTTATTGGCGAAAGACAAAGAATTATGTTGTGTGCTGAGAAGTTATTCTGTTAAATTTCCAACGGATGTTGCATGGGATGAAATCGGATATATTCCTTACAAGCTAGATGTTGATTTAACATTTGAGGTCGTGTATGACAGTGCCGAGCTTCCGTATGCAGCAGACATTGTGGCTTCGGGAGGATAAGAATGGCTAATTATTTTGAACCTTCTAAAATCAAAGCTAGAAAATTTGTAACTGTTTCTAGCAGATATAGTGATTCAGAAGTAATTTATTATACAGAGAAAAAGCTCTTAACATTTCCTTTGTATAGAAAAACATCAGTAAAAAAAGACAAAAGGGATAAGTTTACAATTATTTCCAGCGGTCATGAATTTAGACCAGATTTGACTTCCTATGAGTTTTACGGCACACCAGATTTTTGGTGGAAAATAATGGAAGCAAATGATTTGAAAGATATTTATCAATACAAAGCCGGTCTTAGCATTAAAATACCGGGCGCATTTTTCTAATGAGGGACGATGGCTTGTTCTCATGAGTGTATATCTCAATATTCTTGTAACCCACCCGACGAACCGCTCGATGGTGCTGTATTCGCTCCATTTGTGGAATTAACCATAAATGGAGAGTTGATAACAGTTTCTAATGATTCCATGCCCGGCGATCCAAATAAAGCTGTAATCAAGAGTTTTCAATATGGATTAAGCGTGGCCGGTGGTGGTGTTGGTGCGGAATTTGAAATAGTATCAGAAGGGCAACAAGCCATTGTTGGAATAGTGAGAGGATTAAACAAAACTTTTAGCGAAGCTCCCGAAGATGTGCAAAAAACAACATTGAAATTTGGTTGGATTATTCGCAAGTGCGATGGCAGCGTGAGAAGACAAGAAAGTGAAGAACTTCATCTTCTGCCAAAGACTATGCAAACAAGTTATGACAACGGGACAGTTAAAGTTAAATTGCAATGTGTCGATTTGATGGCTAGAACCCAAGAAGCCAGAGTTGAAGGCAATCCCGGCTCGGATGACAATAAAATTCCATTAAAAGAAGCAATTGACATTATCTTCCAAAGAAATAGCCCAACAATTGATGTGGAATGGGATGGTCTTGGTAGTGAGTGGGAATTTGAAATAGGCGGCACCGAAGGTCCAAAGGCAAAATGGCCAACTGACCAGCAGAATGCACTTGCAGCATCCAGAAAATGGCTTGCTACACAAAAAACAAACAACAAAAAAGGTTTGTTGACTCTTTATGACCCTAATGCAACCAAACTCGTAATTACTGAAGGTAAAAACGCCCATTGCGACGAAAATCCTGATTGTTGTGCAAGAAATGTTGGGACATATGTGGTTAATGCCGGTAATTGTTCTGATGTTTTAGGATTTGCTCCCACTGTTGACTGGACTTTAATCCAACACAGTTCTGGTGGTACTACGGGTGGCGACAACACCGCCGCAAGCGACGAGAAAGCTAACCCCAACTGCCCTGAGAAAGAAGATGGTGGTCCGGCCACAATGGGTACGGTTCCAAACAACTTTAGAGATTTTACAACCGGCAGAAATGCTACTAGATTGGCAGAATCTTCGGCAGCGGCAGAAGAAGAATCAAATAAACCTTACGTTGTCAAAGGAGCGATAGAAGCTGAACTGACAATTTTGGGTGATCCCAACTATGTTAATCCGGTAGATTATGTTGGAACTACAGTATCAATTGTAATGTTGAATCCAATGTATTTAGAACAATGCACTTGGATTGCAAACCCAAGATGTAATCCAACTCTAAGTAACAAAAACTGGCTTATCAAGGGTGTTTCTCATCAAATTGAAGCTGGTAAATACACTACCACGATAAAAGTATTGCTTGCAGTGCCCAATAGCGATCTTAGACAAGGCGATCCATTGGGTGGTGCTGGTTGCGGTACTGAGACGTTTGATAATGATAATGGTAATTTTGAACGCTACATTTAATGAGGCAAAATGATAACTGAACTGCAAGAAGAAATAAAGAAGTTAAAAATTGAATTGGAATCAATCAAGAATAAAATGGGTAACATAACCTATGATGTTCGTGGCGTAATGCGTGCTGAACTTCAAGCCAATTCTACGCTAGTTCAACAGTCAGAAATGCAGTATGGCATGTATACCGCATTGTGTGTAGAAACTATAGATATTTGGAAGCAGAATAAAATCCGTTATTTCACTCCTCATTTTCACAATCCTAAAACCCCAATCAAAAAATTGCCTTGGGCTGGGGCAATTTCTGCGATGGGTGGATTTGATGACTGCGGGCTAAATTGGGTGCCGCCTGCTGGCTCTACTGTTTGTTTAATATTCGAGACAGGCAATCGTCAAAATGCTTATTATATAGGCACAACTTGGAATAGAGATAGAGGACCGGCAGGCGGACATAATTTTGGCATCCCAATTCCAGAATATTATAAAGTATGGGAAGGCCATCGCAAAGGTTATTTAGTTGGTCCCGACGATGAATCTCAAGTATTCCCGCCGTGGAATACCGAAAGTTACAACGGATTTGACCTCACATCAATTTTGGATTTTGCAGACAAACCCGAAGTACAAAAAATCATTACTTATCCTAACATTTATGGATTTAAGACGCCCGAAAAACACATGATAAAAATGGTGGACGGCGATCCTAAGTGTAATCGTAGGTGGAAGAGATTTGAAATCATGTCTGGTTGTGGCAACTGGATTATGATGAAAGACGATCATTTGCATTACGCCGGTCAGTGGTCGCATCCAGAATGTGGCGTGCCAGATGATGATGTAAGTTGTGTAGAAGATGTAAGCGAAACACCTGAGCCAGATAGAGCTAAAGGTGGTCTTAATAGATTGCAAGTTGGCGCTGATGGACAGACACAAGAACAAATTGACGAAGCTGTTTTAGCCTTGTTGCAAGAAGAAGCAGCAACAACAGACATTACTCCGAAAGAAGGCAAAAAGAAAGAAGATACAGAATGCGAAGGAGAAGTAAGCAACAGCAAAATCATTGGTGGACACCCAGCTACAGGGCATCCAAACACTAAGCACTACAAAAGTCAGAAGGGCGCTAAT